ATAAATTTTAATTCTAATGGATTTACTTTAAATGGAGCAACAAATGCAGGGGGCAGAGGTCAAATCAATTCAAGCGGAATAACCTACATCTTCATGGCAATAGCAGCAGACCCTGCTCCAGAGCCGGTGTTAGCTAATAGCTTTGACACTGTTATTTGGTCTGCTGACGGGACAAGTGGCGACATAGATATTAATAGCGTTGGCTTTCAACCAGATTTTGTCTGGGCTAAAATAAGAACACAACCTTACAGCCACACCTTGTTTGATTCAGTAAGGGGTGTTGGAAGTACGCATATGTTGTGGTCGGATGGCAACCATTCAGAAAGTCAAATTACAACAAATGCAAGTGGAAACGGTTTTGTAAGTTCTTTTAATATTAATGGATTTACTGGAGCTACAGGAACAAGTGCTAATAGTTATTTTAATTTAACAGGAAACGACTACGTAGCTTGGTGCTGGAAAGCTGCGGGGATACCTGCTATAAATCAAAACGGTACTATTGATAGTATTGTTAGTGCAAATCCTGCTGCAGGGTTTAGTATTGTGAAATACATAACTCCAAGTGGTGGAGCAGGCACATTAGGACACGGATTATCTTCTGCTCCCGAGGTTTATATTACAAAAAGATTAGACTCTGCAAGTGATTGGTATTTTAATACAACTGCTATTGATGGTTCTTTAGATTATTTAATCTTAAATTCTACCGCTACAAAAACTGATTCAAGTGGCATTTCTTTACCGACATCAACAGTATTTAATGCAGCAAATTTTGGTTCACAAAATGAACAATGGATTACCTACTGCTTCCATTCTGTAGCTGGACACTCAAAAATAGGTAGTTATCCAGGTACAGGATTAGCAGGTAATTTTGTTTCAACAAGTGTAGGTGGAGATGCGGGATTTGAACCTGCTTTTGTGATGTGGAAAGCAGCAATTAGACCTTCTGGAGGAGGTAGTTGGTATATATATGACAACAAAAGAACAACGTCTAATCCGCAGGGGCAATATTTACAAGCTAATGAACCAGCTCAAGAGTTTGATGGAACGAGTGTTTTCAATATAGATTTTAATTCTAACGGCTTTACAGTAAACGGAACAAATAATGAGGTAAATCAAGGCGGTAGTACTTATATATATATGGCATTTGCTTAAAAAATGGAAAATTTGAGAATATTCTTATTAAACGGAGCAGCTTTAACGCTAAGTAGTGTTAGCGCAATCAACCCTTACCTACAAACAGCCTCGCTTTGTTTAGCAATTATATATACCTTTATAAATATTTACAAACGATTAAATGATTAAATTGCAATACGTTCAGAATAATAGTTTATTAATGGACATTAATATAATATACGAAATAGTAGAAAATGAAAATAAGCGAACACGTAAGTTATAATGAAGCTATTTATTCAGACACAGCTTTAAGATTAAATATAAAAAATGAGCCTAACGATTATCAAATTTCTAATATGGTTGGTATCGCTAATCATGTTTTCGAGCCTCTTAGAGAATATGTTGGCGGCCCAATAAAAATAACGTCAATGTTCAGAAATGAAATTTTGAACCGAGCTATTGGGGGAGCAAAACGCTCGCAGCACATGGAAGGTCGTGCAATGGATTTAGACGATACTTTTGGACATAAAACCAATGCGGAAATGTATAAATTTATAAAAGAAAATCTAAACTTTGACCAACTTGTTTGGGAATTTGGTACTGACGAAAACCCTAATTGGATACACGTTTCTTATGTTTCTGATGAAGAAAACCGCAATAGATGCCTTAAAGCTGAAAGGGTAAACGGTAAAACAGTTTACAGTATTATATAGTAAGATGCTAAAACTATTATTCGTAATTTGCATATTGCTACCAACATTAAGCAAGATTGATACAGTAGATTTATGTTTAACAGAGTTTGTAAAAACTAATACAGCAGGAACAACATTATGCCTGAAGGAAAAAAGAAATTTAGAGACACACAAGTTGGTCAGTTTTTATTAAGCAAGATACCTAATGTTGTAGCAAAGATTGCTGATGATACTGTTGTTGGCAATATTATAGAGGCTATTATAGGTGGTTCTGAAATGAGTGCTGGTGATAAAGCAGTAGCCTTAGAAAAACTTCGTATAGAAAGAGCAGAGATAGATGGTGTTACAAAACGTTGGGTCGCTGACAGCAAATCGCAAAGTTGGTTAGCAAGGAATGTTAGACCACTTACTTTAGCCACTCTTACAATTGCATATATAGTTGGATGGTTTTTAGGATTAGACACTTCGGATACTTCAGGTTTACTTACTTGGGTATTATGTGGATATTTTGGTGCAAGAACCGCAGATAAAATTGGTGTAAACTTTAAGAAATAATGGCACAAAAACAAACCTCCGTAAGTTACATAAAGCCTAAAGTTAGAAGGCCTGGGGTTCATTCAAAAACAAAGCAAAGCTCTGTCAAAGAAAGTAAGAACTATAAAAAAGCTTACAGGGGGCAGGGGAGATAATTTAAAATTCAATATAATGGATATTAGAAAAATATCAATTGGACCTGATTATAAATCAGGGGCTATGCACTACATACTAGGTCAGGATATTTTAGGGGGAAATCACACTATACATCTTATAAAACAAGATACACAGACTAAAGAAATTAATGTTTGGATTAAAAAAGAAAATGAAATTTTTTTATGGAAAACATTTAACAGCTCTATGCCGATGGCTATAGAATATAACGTTAACTTTTAATGAGGTCTCCTTTTTATTTTATAGTAAAACCTTTGAGCGGTAAGCGTTATAATAACTCTAAAGAAATAGCAGGGGTTGATTTTTTAACAAGTACCTCTGAAGAAAACCACTTAGCTTCTAATAGAGAGGCTGTTGTTGTGTCTACTCCCTTGAATTATCAAGGAGATATAGAGCCTGGAGATATTCTTTTGGTTCATCACAATGTCTTTAAGTTTTACAATGATATGCGGGGCAGACAAAAAAGCGGAAAAAGTTTTTTTATGGACGACCTGTTCTTTGTGGACAATGAGCAATTTTATATGTATAAAAAAAACAATCAATGGCACTGTCATGACAGGTATTGTTTTGTAGAGCCTATCCCAACAGTAGAGTCTTTTGTATATAAGCCTATGAGTGAAGAACCGCTTATGGGAAAGCTTAAATATACAAACGACAAATTAAAAGGCTACGGCTTACAAGAAGGTGACCTGGTTAGCTTCAAGCCTGATAGTGAATATGAATTTAATGTAGATGGACAAAAACTTTACAGAATGTTTGACCATCAAATAACAATAGCTCTATGATTAAGTCAGAGGATTTAAAAAGAGAAATAATATTGGCAGGAAGAAAAGCTGTTGAGCAGCTTATCAAAGTGGCTAGAGAGGATATTATCAAGCCAGACCCTGAAGATGAATTGGCGGCAGATAGATTGAAGAACGCTGCGGCCACCAAGAAGCTGGCTATATTTGATGCTTTTGATATTTTAAGCAAAATAGACCAGGAGGAAGAAAATATAAATGCATCTAACGATACAAACGCAAAAGTTGAAACTAAACAAGGATTTGCAGAACGAAGGTCAAGGTAGGCTTTATCAAGTTATAAATGACTACATTCCTAAAGGTGCGCTATCAAAAAAGAATAGGGCTAAAACCTGGGAGTATGGTTATAATGAAAAGTATGACTTTGTAAACATATCTAAGACTGGTGAGGTAGGAGAGATTTTAAATATCTCTGGCCTGTATATTGGTCTTCCCTTAGCTCCTAAAACCTGTGACTCTCGTTCATCTAAAAAGGAAGAGCAGTATTGGGAAAGACAAGAACTTCCTCAGCCCTTGGCTAAAATACAATCTATATTCCAATGGAATGAAATGTCATCCGAGTTTAAAAACAGATGGGTGGATTACATTGAATCTGAATTTGATAGAAGAGAAGATGGGCATTGGTTTATGAATAATGGAGCGCCGACCTATATTACAGGAGCACACTATATATACTTACAGTGGTCTAGTATTGACGTGGGGTATCCAGACTTTAGAGAAGCCAACAGAATCTTTTATTTATTTTGGGAGGCTTGTCGAGCAGACAACAGAAGTTTTGGAATGATATACCTAAAGATAAGACGCTCTGGATTTTCTTTTATGGGCTCTTCAGAGTGCGTAAACACAGGAACACTCGCAAAAGATGCGAGAGTTGGTATACTATCAAAAACTGGAGCAGACTCCAAAAAAATGTTTACTGATAAGGTAGTCCCTATATCTACAAGGCTTCCTTTCTTCTTTAAACCTATTCAGGATGGTATGGACAAGCCCAAGACAGAGCTTGCCTTTAGA